AAAAGACATAAAAGACATAAAAGAAGAAAAGAAAAATAACAAAAATAACAAAACTAAAGAAAAAATACCTGATTTCAATCAAATTAACAGATCTTTTTATATGAATAAAGACTATATCTTACCATTCCTCAAAACACAAACTCAAATTCATAAAAAAATATCTCTAGAAAAAATGCCCAGCTATACTCCTTTATTAAATCCAATATCATCATGTGATCCTCGTTTTTCAGAAATCATAAAAGCATCTCATAAAACAAATCCATTCATTCGAAATAAATATGATACACTATTGTGGAATTCACGATGTAGAAACTCGAATTACACAGAAAAAATATACTCTTGTTTGAAACAATTACAAAAGGAAAATAAAATAGAACAATTAGAAAAACATATAGATTTGAGAGAAGAAAATTATGATTATATTGATGATGATTTATGAAAACATGTTTTCTGATTCATCTTCAAATTATAGAATAAAAAAAATGATCAAAATGGAATAATTAGCTCTTTACACTCATCTAATTTGACTTTACAATTTCAGAACACACATATTCTGGTTCAGAAAATTTTCAGTATATTTCTTTCCCAACCTCTTAATTTTTGATTTCTTTTCAATGACTTCATTTTCTTCAATGACTTTATTTTCTTCAATGATTTCATTTGTTTCAATGATTTCATTTTCTTCAGAGACATTGTTTAGTTCATTTAGAGCTTTTTCAGCTTTGATATCATTTATCATCTTCATAATTTTTCTTGTATTTTCATCTACATTATCAAAATCCATTAGAAACCTATTGTACCAAGCTTCTCTTTTTTTCAGATAGAAGTCAATTCCAATTTTTCCTTTTTTACCGTTTCCTTCAATACAATCATATTCAAACATAATTGATTCGGGAATTACATAAAAGTATTTGGGATCTTTTACTTTTTTATCTTTATCAATTTCTTTTACAAAGAATACATAAATATCATTATCACCTAATTCATATTTTCTTTTTCCACCTTTTCCAGAATTTTTTTCAAGATGATAATGGCATTTAATATTTTTTTGAAGAGAACCAATCTTTTCTTGTACCTTTACACCATCTATTAAACAATCATAAACAGCATTCTCAATAGGACATTTTTGAAACGGAACTTCAGGTAATTTTTTTTCTTTAAATCTACGAAACAATAATTCTTCTCTGTGTTTTTCATGAACAGGTGTATTCAATTCTTCACTTGAGCGCAAATTGTCTATATTGTTTTTATCTTTAATATATTCGGAAAAATAGTTTTCCAAATCACCAATTGATATTTTGTATGGATCATATTTATAAGATACTCCTGATTTATTAATCTTAATAGATGATTTATCAGAAAGGACAGAACCTCCAAATGTCCATACATGCGTTTTTAATGTCAAGCATATACATACAACCAAGCAATGTTTGTAATCTTTTTTTTTGATATTGAAATTATAATCATCTCTACTATCAACATCTTCGGTAGATTTAATTTGTATACCAAGCCACAAATCTTCTTTGGATCCTTTAAATCTGATCATATAATCTGCCAAACAATTATCTTCAACTCTTATGATTTCAAAAGTTGAATTTAATATATTTTCAAAGATTTTTCCCGCTTCAGCTTCACAATCTATATTTTGTGATGTTCCTGTTTTTTTCCTATATTCATCTACTTTTCTTCTTTCTTCTGCAGCTGATTGAATCCTATTCTCTTGTCTTTGAATTTTAATACATTCACCACAACCTTTGTATTTTGGATCTTTGAATGCAGCATATGTCAATCCAATTTCATGATTACATTTGATCACTCTTATACGAAGATTTTCACGATGGAAACGTTTTTTTATACCATCATTATATTGTTTTTGAAGATCTTCAAGAGTTGATATTAATGTGTATTCATTAGATTCTTCTACACGTGTTTTTATCTTATTATAAGCTCTTTGGGGATCAAAAATAGACGAAGCCATTATTTATCACTTGAATGTGATAATATAATATTCGATATAATACTTTCAATTTTTTTATTTTGCAATTTTTCTAATCTAATTTGTTATTGTTTCATCTTCTTATATAGTTTTATAAAATTGACAAATAAAAGAAAAAATTGAAAAATAATGGATAAAAATAAAGAATATAAGTGGATAAAATATATGTTTCTAAAGTAAATACAAATAGTTCCATTTTTTAGAACCAAACAATGGTGAATGATCTATCTTATGATAAAAATATACATTCTATTAAAGGAATACAATTTAGAATATTAAGTGGAGAAGAAATCAAAAGAGGATCAGTTGCTCACATCACTAAGTCTGATGCAATTAACGGAAATCTTCCAGTTGCAAACGGGCTTTATGATGCTCGTATGGGTACAATCGATTTCAATCAAATTTGTCCCACTTGTCATCAAAAGAATACACTTTGTCCTGGACACTTTGGTCATATCGAGTTAGAAGAACCTGTTTTTCATATTCAGTTTCACCAAACGGTAAAACGTCTACTACATTGTGTTTGTACAAGATGTTCAAAACTTCTTGTTAACCCAGAGAGTCCAGAAGTTAAAGCTATTATGAACAAAAAATATCCTCGTCAAAAACGTTGGGAATTAATGTATAAATTATGTTCAAAAAAGAAGCGTTGTGGACAAGACACATTAGATGGTTGTGGAACTTTTGTACCAAAAATTACACGTGAAAATATGTTAAAAATTGGTCTAGAATGGAAGTCAGAAAATTCTACAAAAAACAACAATATTGTGAACAAGATGATATTGAATGCTAAAGACGTATTGCGTATTTTTGAGAGAATTTCAGATCGTGATGCAGACATATTAGGATTTTCACCCAAGTTCAATAGGCCAGAGTGGATGATTTGCACTGTATTTCCAGTATGTCCTCCATCAGTGCGTCCTTCTGTAAGAAACGATACAGGAATGCGACAAGAAGATGATTTGACACACAATTTGGCGAATATTGTCAAAAGCAACAATGAATTGAAAAAATTAAAAGAAAAGGGTGCTGATAAGTCTAGTACGTATGATATGCGGACAATGATGTTACAGTATGAGGTAGCAACTATGATAGATAACACCTCTCCTGGGCTTCCAAAGTCTACACAGCGTACTGGCAGATGCATGCGTTCATTGATGGAACGTCTTAAATCGAAAGAAGGACGTATTCGTGGAAATCTCATGGGAAAGCGTGTTGATTTTTCAGCGCGTAGTGTTATCACACCAGATCCTAATATCAGTATGGATGAGTTAGGTGTTCCTTTTAAAATTGCTATGAATCTTACATTTCCAGAAATTGTGAACAAATACAATATCGATGAAATGCAAGAATTAGTGAAGAATGGTCCAGATATTTATCCAGGTGCAAAAACGGTGAAAAAGAAGAGCAATGAAGCAACTTATCGTCTTAAAAGTAATGACACTAAGCCTTTCTACTTAGAATTTGGAGATGTAGTGGATCGTCACTTGAGGGATGGTGATGTCGTGTTGTTTAACAGGCAACCTTCTCTTCATCGTATGAGTATGATGTCTCACAGAGTACGTGTTATGCCTTACAATACGTTTAGACTTAATGTCACTGTAACACCTAACTATAACGCCGATCAAATTCATTTCGTCAAATCGAGGTCGGCAACAGTTGAATGCAATGATAGTTGGTAAGGATACTATCATTGGAAAACATTGTAACCTTACCAGAAATTTCACGGGAAATTTCTATATAATCAGCTAGTGCATCATTGTGAAATGCATTTTGTATTCACAAGATGTGCGACATCTCCAAATTGCGGGAATCCCTTTATCGCCTCTGACTACCACTTTCTATGGGAAACTATAGAAAGGAACACAGGTAATTACTGTAGCCAATGGTAAAAAGGTCAGAGGATTAGGCAATCCGCAGCCAAGCTCCTAAGGGCGTCATGGTTAGCCTATGGAGAAGGTTCAGAGACTAGACGGAGGTGGGCTTGAGGTGCCTGACCAGCACCGGTGATGGCTTAAGGTATAGTCCATCCCCCATTTATTCCAATTTCAGTCCATTAAACTGTGAAATGAGTATAATTTGTATCAATTTCATACTGAAATGGACTGAAATGGACTGAAATGGGCAGATAGGTNCGACGGCGATGAGATGAATTTACACGTCCCTCAAAGTTTAGGGACATCTGAAGAGTTGAGACAGTTGTCAGCAGTGTCCACCCAGGTGATATCACCTAGTACGTGTAAGCCAATCATATCGGTGGTACAGGATATAGCATCAGGGTTGTATTTATTGACGAAGAGTGATATAACAATTCCAGAGAAGCAGATGTTTAATTTGATGAGTTTAAATCCAAAAGTAGGTATTCCAATACCACCTCCGAAAAAAGAAGAAAAAAACGGAAAAATCAAGAAATGGTCAGGACATGATGCATTAACAACAATAATGCCTAAAAAAATCAATTTAAACTACAAAAAACAAGCATATGATGATAAAAAACCCGAATACGAAAGATTCAACGATCACGTCATAATTAAAAATGGGGAATGTATCTCCGGAGCATTTGACAAAGAAGTATATCAAGCCAGAAGCAAAGGAATCGTACATCAAGTCTTTAATGAATACGGACCAGAAGGAACACGTGACCTATTCGATAATACACAGAAACTCATCTGTCAATGGCTCGTTTACAATGGATTCAGCGTAGGAGTCAGTGATATCATTATTGACAAAAAAACAGAACTCTCCTTCCAAAAAATTATTGCCAGTATGAAAGAACAAGCTTATAACATTATTAGCGACCTACACTCCGGTAAATTCGAAAATAACACCATCTATACTAACCAAGACTATTTCGAAGAAAAAGTTAATAATGTACTCAACCAAGCTGTCAGAGATATCGGAAAAGCTGGATTGTCACAAATTAACGAAAAAACAAACAGATTACTCAATATGATCAAGTCCAAATCTAAAGGATCCGAACTTAATGTAGCACAAATGATGGGTGCCGTCGGACAACAAAATGTAGAAGGTAAACGTATACCCTATGGATTCGACAACAGAACACTACCCCATTATACAAAATTCGATGACGGACCTGAAGCACACGGATTTGTTGAAAACTCCTTCGTCAAAGGACTCACACCACAAGAATTCTACTTTCATGCTATGGGTGGACGTGAAGGACTCATCGATACAGCGGTATCGACAAGTGAATCAGGATATTTACAAAGAAAATTGAACAAAGCCATGGAAGACTGTAAAGTCAATTATGATGGAACTGTACGAAATGCAGGAGGAAATATCATACAATTCCTTTATGGAGAAGATGGTATGGATTCCGTTAAAATAGAAAGTCAAACATTACCTTCTATATCCGAAAAACATGAAGAACTTATCCAAAAAATAACATTTACACCAGACTTTAAAGAATTACAACTCTTTCTACCTCAAGATAAAATTAAACATATGCAAAAAGATTCCGATCTTCACAAAAGATTGGCATTACATACCAAAAATATTTTAGATGATCGTGACTTCATTATTATGGATATGTACAAAGGATTACAAGAATCATCCATCATGTATCCCGTTCATTTCAACCGTATCATCGAAATTGCAGCAAATACACAAAACAAAGAAGGACCACCACCTATCACAGACTTAGATCCCGCATATATATTAGATAGAATCGATGAAGTATCAAACATTTATGTCACCAAAGTACAACCGGCAAACAAACTTCTAGGCATTTTAGCACGGTACTATCTCAGTCCAAAAAGAATTCTTCTCAAATACAGATTGATCAAATCCACATTTGACTTTATCATTGAACAAGTTAAAGCAAGATTCTATGAAAGTCTCGTGCATCCAAGTGAAATGGTAGGTGTCATCGCAGCACACTCTAATGGTGAAATTTTAACACAGCTTACACTCAACTCTTTCCACTCAGCGGGTATCTCCTCAGCTTCAAAATCTATTAGAGGTGTACCACGCTTGAAAGAACTACTTGATGTTACAAGAGACATTCGCTCCCCTGTAATGCTCGTGAAATTAAAAGAAAATATTTCCACGGATAAATCATTGTGTTTGAAAGCGACCAAAGATATGCAAATCGTTCGCTTTAAAGATGTTATCAAAGCTGTACGTATCTATTTTGATCCAGATGACTTTAACACAAATATTCCGGAAGATAAACATATCATCGATTTATACAGAGAATTTAACAACAATCCAAATACATTCTCCAATCTATCCCCATGGTTACTTCGTTTAGAATTTGATCAAGTTAAATTAGATGAGTTTAAACTAGATATGGTCAAAATAGTACAATCTTTAGATAAATTTTATGAAGACCGTATTTTCTGTATTAACAGTGATGATAATGCAGATGAAATAGTTATCCGTATCAAGCTTAAACTATCACCTGATTTTGAAAAAAATGCTTCTGATAGTGATGATAT